GTTTGTTCTAAATAAACCACCTGCTTTAAAATTACCTTTATTTTCTGCCGCAGGAGTTACTGAACCTGCATTTGGCTCAAGAAAATAAACAAAAATATTATTACCTGCATTTGAACTTGGTGCAGCACTAAATGTTAATGTAGAACCATCAGGAACTGTATAGGCTGCACTGTCTTGAACAACACCATCTACTGATACAAGTATATCTTGAACAGAACCTATAGTTCTTCCTAGTGCAAACGTAGTATCAGAACCATCCCCACTAAATCTTACGACTGCAGGTGATGCCTGAAAGTGTGCAGGAACTTCATTACCTATGTAGGGCATATTATGTAATCTCCATTATACTTAGTGTACCACTTAATTTGTCAGCGACACTACAATCCACTTTTAAAATATCTGTTGTTTCTAGTATTACTTTACCACCCGATAACAATTCTAAAGACGAACCTACTGGTATAGGTACATCTTTTGCAAGAAATGCTGTTCCGTTTGTAGCTCCTCTACCACCACCTGATGTATCACTAACAAGTTCTACTTCTGCTGTAACCTGTGAAGTATGTATGTTTGTTAGAATTAACCCAATTACAACTGTTGTTGTGGTACTCGGTGTAGTATAAATAGTATATGGAGTTCCTGCAGAATTTGGCTCGGCTGCAAAAGTTACTACTTTAAAATCATTTGCCATTATTTCCTCCTATATTACCCTAAAGCGATGGCAAGTGCGGTCGGGTCTGCTGTTGAAAACCCTTGTCCACTCATGAATGTTGTTAATCTCGATAAAGCAGCTTTTCTGTTAGTTCCATTAGCCCCATCGTCTACTACAATTAAGTCTGACGTAGTTAAATCAGCCCCTATGTCACTTCCGCCGTCTATATCTAAATCGGCTATGTTAATTGATCCATCGGGAAATACTGGTGCTTGTGAAAAAGTAACTGCTCCTCCGTCTGCAATTGACATCGCATTGTCACCATCAGTGTACCCTATATTTGCAGTTTGTACTTCCCCACCTACGTTAACATCGCCGATAAAGGTTGCTTTACCTGCATCTGCCATGTCTATATCAAGAGCAGTAATGCCTGAAGAACCGTCTGTTCCTTTAATAGTAAAGTTTTTATCTGCTGTTGGTACAGTTAATACTGCATCGCCACTATTAGCGTTTGTTAAAGATATTAAACTTACATTATTTGCAAAAAAGTGAATTTCATCGGCAGTTTCAAAGTCTATTTTAGTTTGATCATCTTCTCCAATTTTTATGTCAGTAGCTAACAAACTTGTTATTCCAGTTTGTTCAGCATTTACCGCAAAGTCAATGTTATCATTGCTTGTGTCGTAAGTTACAGTAATACCACTTTCAGTATTACTAGACACCATATTTGTGCCAACAGTGTCTCTGATAAAAGTGCCTAAAGCAACACCATCAACTGTAATTGCGTCTGCTTCAAGTGTTCCATCAACATCAACATCTCCAGAAATATCTAACTCAGCGGCAATAACTTTATTGTTAAATGTAGCATCACCAGAAGCTGCCATATCAATGTCTAAAGCAGTAACTGCAGAAGAACCATCTGTTCCTTTAACTGTAAAGTTTTTATCTGCTGTTGGTACAGTTAATACTGCGTCACCACTGTTTGCATTGGTAAGAGATATTAAACTTACGTTGTTTGCATAGAAATGTATTTCGTCAGCAGTTTCAAAGTCTATTTTTGTTTGGTCATCTTCCCCGATTTTTATATCGGTAGCAAGTAAACTTGTAATGCCTGTTTGTGCGGTATCAATCGCAAAATCTATATTATCGTTAGATGTGTCATAAGTTACCGTTATACCACTTTCAGTGTTACTTGAAAGCATGTTTGTTCCAACAGTATCCCTAATATATGTTGCTAGTGCAACCCCATCAACTGTAATTGCATCTGCTTCTAATGTTCCATCGATATCAGCATCACCACTTACATCAAGTGATCCTGCATCAAGTTCACCTGTCAATGTAATGTTACGTAAACTTGCTATATCTTTGTCACTGTCAACCACAAGTGCTTTACTTGCTGATACTGTTCCTGCAGTAACTCCGTCTAAAAATGTTAGTTCAGCAGAAGATAAAGTGCTACCACCTATTATTAAACTTCCACCTATAGTTGTATTGCCTGATATATCAACAGCACCATTTATATCTATGGTTGTTGCTGCAATTTGAATTTCTGTTCCCGCTACAAGATCTAACTGCCCGTCTGCAGAAGCATAAATGTATTCTCCACCTTCATCGTAAAAATATAACTTTTTTGTACTGTCTATAACAACGTCATCAGCAAATTTAAAGTGATCTTCGTCTTCCATCCAGTACATAACACCATCAGATGTTTCACCATCAAATGTAAGTGTTATATCCGTACCTGCTGTGCCTGCTCCCAGTGTAATAGAATTACCTAGAAGTTTAGTAATTGGTCCTCCTTCGTTAGCTGTACCATCGTGGGTATGCCCCGTTGATGCTTGGAAAGCTGCTAATAACTGATTAAACTCATCATTGGTATGAGCTGCAGTTATTACGTCTCCATCACTATACGAAGATTGTCTTGTATAGGTTGCTCCCATTTATCTTCTCGCTCCTAGTTGATATTCCAGTTGGAATCCTTTTAGTGAATAGGGTGCGGTTGTTCCCCCGTCATTTACCCTTAAAGCTATTGCAAACCCAGATCCTTCTACGGCTTGTCTTACTAAGGGTTGAGATGCACCACCATACGTACCTGTTACAGATGAACCTGAACCGTATGTAGAAGTGGCGTATATTGCCGCAATATCACTTGAATCTAAAGCGTATGCAGCAGGTCGTGCAGAATCTTTACTCTCATAATCATACCGAACAAAAAGGTCTGCGTCAATAGAAGATTCTGGTGCGTAGTTAACAACTACTCTTTGCATGTGTTTTCTGATGCCCGGATCGTTAAGTGTAAGGTCTGGACTTCGGTATCTTCCATTTATAGATGTGCCATCAAAATCGTTACCTGACTCTTGTCTGTAGATGTAACCATCCCCTGCACCGTGTATAGCTAATACATCCCCTGATGATACAAATGTATCTGTTGCTGTTGGTCTAATACCACGCATTTCTGAAAATTCAAATTGTTGTCCTCTAAGAACACAAATTACACCTTTTGTTGTGTTTTGACCCTGACCATCTTTAGTAAAAAATATTCGATATTGAGTTTTATCAGGTATAACTATTGATTGAAATTCAGAAGCACTAGATAGGTTATCATCAAATATGGATTGAACATTAGAACTTATAGTACCCAATTCAACGTCACCAATTCTTGCAGTACCTGCAATAGTGCGTAACCCATCAGGTCCAAGAAAGATAAGATCTCCTGCAAATTCTTGGATAGTGTTTCCATTGACACACCCTATGTTTCTTGTAACAGGCGTTACAGCAAAATTACTGCTTGATGTACCCGCAAGTTTAAATATCCTATTTTCACAAAATATAAATAGGTTTTCACGGAAAACTTTAAGTCCTGTTATAGTATCATCAACTTTAATACTGCCTGCACCACTTCCTGTAGCAAAATTGTCTTCATCAAAAGGTACACTAAAAACTAATTCTTGTTTAGTTGCAGACATACCTGCATAGAACATGTGATCCTTAAATGCAGTTACGTATTTAGCACCTGTTACTGCAGTACTAACTTCTCCACCACCACCTGATGATACATCTGTTGCTGTAAAAGAAGTGTTAAACACTGTAGGAGCATTTGCTCCGTCTGTTACAATTAACTTATCGTTTCCATCAAAATTAAATCGTTCAAAATCGTATCTTCCTGCACTTGTTCTTCCTGTATCTCTTTCAGTCCAACTTGATCCGCCCGGAGTTGCACTGTGTATTTTTTCTCCACGTGCAGCAACAACACTCGATCCAAATGTTGTAGCCATCAAAACTTCTTCACCAGATGAACTTGTTTGAGGAACTATTGCTGATACGTATTTACTAAATCCATTTATTCTTCTGTACCCGCCTTCAATGTCTGGTTCAAAATTTAGCAATTCAAGTGCTTGTCCGGGTTTCATTATGAAAGTTGATTGGTTAAGAACTAACCCACCTTCACAAACAAAAGGAAATGCACCAGTTTCGCTAAGATCAGCCACTTATACTGCCCTCATATAATTTTTTCTGTTTATCAGTTCTACTCTCATACGTTTGATGCCATCTTCATATTCTTTCAAAGCAAACTGTGCTGTTTGCACATCCGAACGAAACATGTATGTGTAATATTTTGCACGAGAGTTAACAACAGGCTCGAATCTTGTTGGTATTACTGATGTGTCATCATGCGAAGATAAAGCCGTATTTGTTATGTAATAATCAAACTTTAATGTTCGATTGCTTGTATCGGGTATAGGTGTTAAACCTAATTCATCGTTGTAAGTTGTATAGACAAATTCTGGATCTGCAAATTTATCTGCATCTGGGCGGGAATCTCTTTCACGGTACAAATCATTGTATTCTTCGTAAGAAAGATATTTTAAAGGTATAGGAGTTACATTCTCCATCAACTGAACTAATTTAACGTACGCTGTTGACCCTGCACCTTCAGTAAAACTAATATAGTGGGTTGTTGCAGTTGCCGTAAACGTTAATTCAGATAATAGCACTTCATTACCACTACTTATAGTAAGGGTAGATGATTTTGTTTGTGCTGCTCCCGAACTTGTTCCAATTTCTAAAGTAAGAGTAGCACCACTTGTCTGAACAAGAACTGTGTATGTTCTTCCAACAATAAGATCAGCAACGGCTTGAGTTGCTTCTGCACTTGTTAATCTCATTGTATTACCAAACTTTGAACTGGCTGCAGGGCTACCTGATACAGTAGTCCAACTTGTTATACTTGCCGAACCACTTACTTCAAAGTCACCATTTGTTATATAATCTTTTGGTGTAAGAAATACGTTGTCGTAATCAATATACTTTAAAGAAGATGATATACTCGCAAAACTATATAATTGTTTACCTGCAATTACGTCTATTGCTCCTTCTGAACGAGTAAAGGGCCAGTTAAGTTCAGCATTAAGTATGTCTGATATAGATCTATTTACGTAATCTTTAACTGTAGTTTGCACCCCTCGTGAAGCACTAAAATTAGAACTTGTTAATTCTACTTCATTCATGTCTCTTAACACGTTGTTTACTAATGTAAGATAACTACTTGCCATGTTTTTTACGAGGTCTTTTCTTTGTTAATTGTTTTGTTTTTTCTTCTTCAAGTTTTTTTTGCAACTCTGCGTGCTTTAGTTTTTCTTGAAGTTTCTTTTTTTTTAAATATTCCTTGTGTTTCTTTTGTATACGAGAAGGACTATTTAATTCTTTATTTAGTCTTTTGATTTCCTCTGCGGGTAATAAACGAAGAGGTTTTCCATTTTCATTTATAAGTATTCTAAGTTTTATCTTTTTCTTCTTGAGTTTCTTCTTCTCTAAGACTTTCTTTTGCCATTTCATTAAGCAATTTTAATTTGTTTGTGGCATCTAACAAATCTTTTAGTGCTTGATCTATCTGATTTAATGCTCTATTGTTGTTATTAATTATTGTTTTTGATGTATCTATCTGTAGTTTATACTGATATGCTAACGCTTGGGCTGCTAAAGTCTTCATGAGGGGTAACTCCTTGTGTTGCTTTATTATACAGATAAACTAAGTATAATGCAAGAAAAATTATATTTTACCTACCCATTTAGCAAGACTGTAAACCATTGCTACAGTAATACCAACAAATATTACAATTCCAAAAGTCCATCCTGCAATATGTAACATTTCTTCTCTACGTTTTTCAGCCATCTTTTCTGCGTATCTTCGTGACTTACGTGCTTCAGCTTGAAACCTTTGCCAATCTTCCCAAAGTCCGGGTCGCCCTGCGTAAATCATAAGTTGTTTAAGTTCTTTTTCTTGCTCTTTTATTTTTTCAAGAGCCATGATCTCTTCAAGGTCGCCACCTCCTACACCACTCGCTTTCTTTTTATTTGCTTTCTTTTGTATTTGTTCTTTTGCAAAAACAAAGTCAGAAATTTGTTTGCCACAACTGGCAAGTTCTTTGCCGTTAGACACGAAACTTTTTATTACGCTAAAGGCGGCATTAGCCGCTGCGAGTTCTGCTAACATGTATTCCCCTTACTTGTTTACTGGTTTGCAGTATGCTATTATTCGTTTGTCTCCTTCCTCAGAAGGTATACTTGGTTGTTTAGTTAGTTGTTCAGCAAAATAAAGACAACGATCTACGTTTTGAAATCTTTGTGTTTTATTCACTATCTGGTTGTCGATCATGAAGATCAGTAGAAACTCTATCATTGTGGTGGCAATCACATTCGCACTCGTCACAGTTACATTCGTAACATTCGCAAGTGTCACATCGTTTTTTATTCACCCCATTCTCCTGTTCTCATAACTTCTGATAAATGGGTGGCTCTTCCTTTTACTTGTTTTGCCCAACGGGAATCAAGCATTTCTTCACCTGCCCATTGAAAATTGGCTTCATCAATAGCTTTCCACATGTTAACAAATTTCATTAATCTTGGCACACCCATATTAAATCCCATATCAACAAGGCACATTTGTCGTGCTTCGTTAAGTTGTAAAACAATAGGTTTTTTTGCAACCAATTCTTTTTCTACATTTTTTATATCATTTATACAGAGATAGTATGCTTCTTCTTCAGTAAGACCGTTACTGATTATGTCTTCAAGATCTCTGTTCATGTGCATTAATTCACCATCAGTAATGCTACGATCTTCAAGATTTCTTCCGATACCTATGGTAGAAATACCTAGTGAATCTTTATAAGGTTTAAGCACGACTCCTTCGTGTTTGGCTACTATTTTTACAAATTCTTCTCTGTTATATTTCATATTAAAACCTCATTTAAACAAATTTAATAATTTATCTGTTGGTATATTGTATTCTAAAGTCATTGCTTTTGTTTTTTTACCACTATCAGGGTCTGTTCCCACTAAATTTACATTAAGATTACCCCCACCTAAATTCACAGCGTTCCAATTTAATCTAATTTGATTTGCACTACCCTTTTGATTTTGAAAAAATTTTTTATTTACTTGTATTGATGCTCTGTTGTTTTCATTTATTTGAACGCCTAATGCACCACCTACATTATTTTCTATGCTTTTCCATGTTCTATCGTAAGTTCTATTTGGTGCTACAGTTTGAGAGCTTTTTCCTTTTACTTTAGTGCTAGTACCAAATAGTGTTGCCCTCATAGGGCTTAAATCCCAACTAACCGATCCACTTATTCCTTCTGTTTTTTGTTTTGCTTTAGCTGTGACATGTGAAGGGGTTTTTAGTTTTTCTTCAACTACTTCTTTGTTATACTCTATATTTCCGTGAACATTTGATTTATTAAGCCTTCTTAAACTTAAAGGAAGACTTATATCAGTTGTTTTTTTATTTTGTTTTGTTAAAATGTTTAATTGTCTTTGTGCTTCTTCTTCAGACACATAATTTTCAGTTATGGAGTTTCCATACGAATCTGTTTCTTCTCTAAACCCCATACGTGTCGGGGAATGATAAGTATTTTTGTCTGTTTTATTTTTTTTAGTAATATAAGATTTAGCATATTTCCATGCAACCTCAGAAGGCATTTTAAAAGACTTAGTACTTTTTAAAGGATTTTTTTTAACATGGTTAGAGTATTTTTTCATTACTTTTTCTTTAACATTTTTGCTGCTTGACCAACACCTTTAATTCCAAACGATGCAGATATGGCAATAAATAATAAATACTGATACCACTCTGGAAGCGTATTTAACACTTCAAAACCATTTCTTACGTATTCTGTCATGCCCGGAATGAAGACCAAAATTGCGGGAGCTAGTAGAACTACTAAAGCAAATTCGTCTTTCCACGAATTATCTGTTGCTTGTGCCATCTTGCCTTCCCACTCTACTTCCCCTGCAGCAACCTTTTCTGCAACGGTAGCACGAGCTTTGGCTTCAGCAACTTTAGCTAGTCCGTCTGCTTTTGTTTTTTCTACTTTGTTTTGAAACCAAGTGCCTGCTAGATTAGCTATTGGTCCTATTAATGCTTGTATCACTTTCGTAGTCCTTTTGCTCTTTGCTCGTTGTGTATTAAATTTACGTGTTTCATGTAAAAGTAGTTGCCCACTTGGTTAAAAAAATTGGCTAGTTTAAGATGGAAGGTAATCATTTTTTTTTAGTTTTTATTTTAGGTTTAGCAAAACTCTTTGGATACACCTTTTTAATTGCTTTATTTAAAAAAGAAGATTTTTCTTTATCACTTAAATTATCTAAATAAACATTAAATAATCGTTTCTTTTGATTATCAGTAAGATCTTCATATTTAGGTCTTGGTTTTGGAAGTATTGCCACTTTATTTACTCCATAATTTCTTTAAATAATTTTGAACCATAGTTGATTTAACAGCTAGGTTATCTTGTTTGTTTTGAATTGCGTGGGCGTTTACTTCGTAAAGATTACGCAACACGTAACTTTGTTCGTAACTGATATTAGTAGATAACCACCCTATCAGCGATCTTCGTAATCCCCCCGTTACTTTGTTTACACTGTGG